GCCTGTGTGGTGGGAACACACAGGCTTAAAAGGAAGGTCGCAGCCGTAGAAGCAAATACTTAGACTGCTTTTCTATTTTACACTAAAGGAATCGTGATGACACAACAACATACAGACCAAGATACCCAGGTAACAGCAGTCATCCTCAAGAAGGATGGCAAGCGCACCACTGATGGCAACAACAAGCCATATTACGAATTTACGATGCAGCCATTGGGGTCAGACTTCTCAAGGATGTGCAGGCAGTTCGACAACCTTGAGAAAGGCACTGAAAGTGGGGATATAGCCAGGACAGCTAAAGAAGGCGACACAGTGACCTTCATGGAGTTCCTGCGCCCTGCCTCTGGTGGTGGGAACTATCACAATGTCAGGAGGATGGTTTCGATGGGCGCTGCGCCAGCAGGCAATGCACCTGACCCTGATTTTGATGATGTGCCAGCAGCGCCTGCTGCATCAGCAGCCAGTGCGCCTGACCCAGACTTTGATACTCCAGCAGCACCTCCTGTGGTGGTCAAGAACCCACAGCGAGGATTCCAGAAAGAGGCCACCAGATACATCGCTGGGAACAGCCAGCAGAGTATCAGCATCGAGCGCCAGGTATCCATGAAAGCAGCCATTGACCTGATGGGCCACAAAGCCAATCTTGTCATAGCGCTGGTCAATTCTGGGATGGCCCAGACCCTTGCACCAGAGGGCGATTCCTTGGGCCTTGATGTCCTCAATGCCTATTGGGGCTGGGTCTGCGAGAATGGCATCCCTGGCGAGGCCCACAACATCTCTGAGTGGCTGGAATACGATTCACAAGGGGAGGAATAACATGGCAGATAATGAGAGGGTCTATGTGATTGAGGGAGAGGATTATCCCTCAGTCACTACCATACTTGGGGCGACCGTAGCGAAACAGAGTTTCCTTATCCCTTGGGCTATCAAGGGATATCATCAGCAAGCCAGCGAATGGATTCAAAGGAATAAAGCCTGGGGTTTCCATCACCGTATTGATGCAGTGATTGATGCACTCAACGTGGATGAAACCAGAGATGCTTTGATGGAAGCCAGGGACAAAGAAGGCTATAAGCCTGCCAGGATTGGCAATGTTGTCCATCACATCATCAGTCAGAGTATCCATGCTGCCTGGGATGGAAACAGCAAACTTATCGAGTCAGTCTTAGCAGAACTTGATAGCCCTACCACTTCCAATATGGGGAATGAACTGAGGGAGATGTTCGCAGATGAAGGGCTGGTCTTAGATTCTGGGTCAGACCATCGAAGCGTTTCTTCTTGTCTAAGTGCTTGGCAACAGTGGCTGAAAGATTTTGGGGTGTCAGCCAACACAGGGCAGCGATTCAACATCTGTGAAACAGAGAAGCTGGTGTACTGCAAGGATGACTCCAGTGACCCTCTCTATGCAGGCACGGTTGACCTAATGCTGTTGGATACTAAGCAGCCCAATCGCAGGTTTATCATCGACATCAAGACAGGCACTCTTAATGATGAGGTCATGTATCAGGTGGCAGCTTATAGCAATGCCTTTGAGTACATGGCGCTGGAGCGCTGGAAGGATGACGATACCCAATACACCACTGACCCTGTGCAAGTCCTGGCAAGGCAAGAGAATCACATCGCTAATAGCAATTCTGAAAGGTGGATGTTCTCAACAGCAGATTTCTGGGAAACAGAGGAAACACCTCCTGAGGCGATGGTGGACTATCCTGGGGTTGACAGGTGCTTTGCTCTCCAATTACAAAGAACAGCAGGTAAATATGTACTGAAGGAAGCCAAGGACTGGAGGACGTTGTATCGTTCTGGCTTCAAGAAAGCACAGGAATGGTTCAAATCTCAAAAGGGTCATTCACTAGGCAGGCAAATCAAACCTAACGATTTTCTAGGTGAAAGGATAGAAGCGACAATAAAGGAAGGGTGAGTATCGTGGGATTTTTCGATTGGTTCAGAAAGCCAAAGCAACTCGTGACAGCAGAAGAGTATTTGAGTTTAAAGTCAACTGAGTTCCCCTGGCCCAAAGAAAGGCGTACCAACCATGCCAGAGGGAAGAAGCATTGGCAGAACTTCTGCTGTAGTGGCTCCAAGAAGGAAGCGCTGAAGATATACCTCACTCCAGGCGCTCCTTGCAAGGATGCAGAGACAGGGGCGCTTATGCCTCCAGAACTTATCAAATATGGTGTCTGCTCTTCCTGTGGGAAGCAAGGCAGGGTCACTAGCGATGACAGGGCATTCCATCATCTGCCTGTGTCCAGTGTCTCCTGATGGGGTCTGTGTGGTGTCATGCCCATAAGCGCATGGAAGAGGACACAGACTATATCGACTTTCCAGTAAGCCCCTCTTTTCTAGGGGCTTACTATCAGCAAGGATTGACCCAGCGCAGACCAGCAGAGATAATCGTGCGCCCTCCTACAGAGATGGAGGTAGCCAAGCTACAGGAGAACCAGCCCATCAGGGGCTTGGAACAATATGGTGAGATGTTCCAGGCGATGCAGGAAAAGATAGATAACCTCACCAAGGAAATCAGAGAATTGAAAACCAGTCCAGTGCAAAGGAGAGGGGCGGTGGAGCAGAGGGATATAGATGTCAGCAGTGGAGATTAAAGAATCAGCAGGGATATATACATTGGTCTGGGAGCAGGAAGGCGTAGGGATAAGGCTCGACAGACTCATGGAGGACAGCAAATTCTCAGTCACTGGAGAAGTCCTAGTAAGGTTGGCAGGTCGCCACATCCATCAGGCCAGGATGAACCTCACAAGCACAAGGGGCAGGGCTGATGTGGTCAGGCAGTGCAAGAGCAGGAATGCAGCAGAACACATCGACTGGGACTCTTTCATAGAAGAGGCAGCGATGGTGGTGCTGGAGAGATTCAGGGCAGGGGCAGAGTCAATCGACTTCATCAGCTATACCCCACCACCAAAATCCAAATTCATGTTTGCGCCTTATCTGTTGGATGGTGAAGCGAACCTATTCTATGGGCCAGGTGGCTCTGGCAAATCATACCTCGCAGCTTATATCTGCGCCCATATATCCAAGGGTTACAAAGATGATGAGGGCTTTGAGGTTCCCAAGTCCAAGGTTCTATATCTCGACTATGAGACAGGGCCAGAGGAGATATACACAAGGCTCCAGACAGTCCAGAGGGGCTTGAACATGGATACCACACCAGAGGTCATCTATCATCCCTCTGCCCATCCCTTAGCATCAGAGATTGAGAAGCTACAGCGCTTGGTGGTGGAGCATGATATCGAGATGGCTGTGATTGACAGTGTGGGCTATGCCTGTGGTGGAGAGCCTGAGACAGCCAACAATGCCATCAACTACTACAATGCGCTCAGACAGCTTCAGATAACCACTCTGAGCATAGGACACATCGCCAAGGACAAATCCAGCACCAGCCCTTTTGGGTCTGTCTACTGGATAAATGGGGCCAGGTCTGTCTGGGAGGTGGTCAGAAGCCAAGAGGCTGGGGCTGACAGGTTTGATGTAGGGATTCTGCACAGGAAGATAAACAATGGCCCTCTTTCTATGCCTCAGGCCTACCGTATAGCCTTTGAGAATGAGGCTGTGTATTTTGACCCAACAGATGTGAAATTCATTGGTGAAGCAGAGGAGAAGATGCCCATCAAGGAGCGCATCATCTATCTGCTCCAAGAGCATGAGACTTTGGAAGTGAAGGACATCAGTTCCATGCTAGAGCGCAGCGAGGGAACCATCAGAAAGACCCTCCATAGGAATGATGCTTTCACACAATTCAAATCTCCTGATGGGCCAACCGTATGGAGCCTCAAGCAGACCCTGCCTCCTGGCACATTCGATGATGAGGATGAGTTTGGGCCACCACAAGGAACGAACTGATGAAACAGCCTTTATATAACCAGAAGGGCCAACTGACTGGGGTGATAGATGATGGGAGGCTGCTCAAGTCTGGGATAGACCCATCCAAACATCAATTGCGCCATCCTCCAGCGTATGCGATAGACAAGGAACACATAGATAAGCTGTCAGAGCAATCAGGTTGGGGTGTGGAACTGGTCACAATCAAAGGGGAGGTTTGGATTGCCCCTTTGGGGCAGTTCCTCCTTCATGGCATAACCCTAGATAGAGGAGAGGGCAAGCAGGTGGCACTGCCTTTGCAGTATTGGACAAGGCAGGATGGTCGCCAGATGTCTATGTTCGATGGATAGAACCAACCTACCTCATTCAGCCATCAAGCACAGGATAACTGTCCAGTACCATCCACAAACCAACCTCTGGACTCCCTCGCAAGGTCTGACTCTACAGGTCGATGTCTATGGATGGTATTCCAGGCGCAATGGGGAGATAGGCTGGCAGACAGACCTTGTGCAGCCAACAGATGCAGAGATTGAGTTCTCTGATGTGATGACCAAGAGCGAGAGCAAGGCTCTGATTGATGCCTTGACCTATAACCTGCAATGGCAGACCCACCATGTGCGCCCTCAATCGAAAAGAGGGGATGCCAGCGACACTGGGGAGGTAGAGCCAGGGCATCTGCTCATCAGGAGGATTCTCCCTGATGTCATCAGCAAGGGAACCGTGACATGACATATGACACCCTGCATGGCATGTCACATGTCTGCCATGTGAGCCTAGGACAAATGTACATATGTACATACCTACATAGTAAGAACATGACATTTTTATATATATAAAAATGTCATGGTAAAAAAAATGAAAAATAAGATTTGGGAAGTGAAGCACTGGGAGAAGGATGGCAAGCGCCATCTCTCCATCAAACTCTGGATGTATGTCAGGGCTTATGTCAGGATGACTGGCAGGACTCGCTGGAGGGGCGACTATCATGGCAAGTACGCCAGGGAGTACATCGCCAACCAAGCAGACCTCAGGGACTGCCTGACATTGATGATGAAGAAAGAGAAGTTGGAACCCTTTGGGAAGGTTCCCCTTGGCTGTGCCATATCAGTATCTGGGCCAATGGCGCATAGGTCTGACCTGGGAAATCTTGAGAAGGCTGTGGAGGATGCAGCCAACAAATCCATCTGGTTCGATGATAGATGGGTGTACCAGAGAGGGCCAGGAAAGAAGGAAAAAGCCAAGGAGGATTTGCTTGAGATATCAGTCTGGGAGATATGACAATATCATGGTATATGATGACAAGTATTATGTAGAACAGATGTGCTGATTCTCAACCCTATCAGAATGGCTCTGAGAGCCGTTTTCTGGGTGTCGAACTTTTTAGCTGAACAAGCATTGGCAAGGTCTGGTAATTACACTCAAACAGATGTTCTAAAAAAGGAAGGTATTTTATGGTTATCAAAGATGTTGGAAAGCAGGTAGCTTCTGCTAAAACCTATCGCTTTGGTGGGAGGGTTTCTGTCGAGGGTCTGTCCATCGCTCAGTTATCTAAAGAGAGATGTCAGACGGATATATTTGACATCAGCGCTGATGGCAGGAACCCAAGCAGAAGAAGTTCAGCAGGTCAACGCATCAATTATTCACAGAAAGAATTGCTAGATAATGTTGATGTATATCTGCGCAGAATCCCTAAAAGATTCATCTACATGCCAGAAGCAGGTGACCAGATTGTTGGCCCAGAGACAGCGCTTTACTGGCTCACCTACAATACAAATAACAGGACAGTTTCTGATGCCAGGGTGCTGAGGTTTGCCCAAGAGATGGTCAGAGAGCGATGGCTTAATGGTGGCGACCCTGTAATCTTTTGTCAGCCAGATGACAAGACAACGCCTTGGATTATAAGTGGTCAGGCCAGGCTGTGGGCATCATGGCTTACAAATAAGGCTTGTGAGCATACTATCAGATGGGAAACCAACCCAGATGTGCAGGCTATCGTAGACACTGGCAAGACAAGGACATCCAGCGATTTATTCGCATCCTCTGGTTTTAACCATCCAACCATTCTTACTAATGCGATAACCATAGTGCGAGGCCATGAGGAGTTTGAGCCTCCTTACCTAGGAGCCACCACTTGGGAGACAGTGCCAAAGTATCCATCACTCGACCTGAGGGAATGGGCTGACGAGAATCCTGACTTTATAGACAGGATAGATACTACCTTCAACTCTCTGAAGCAATGCAGCAGCATGTTGAGGTCACATGCTTGGGCAGGCGCTCTTGAGTATCTTATGTACATCTACTGTCATGGTAGTCCTGATTTCCATCGTTTCTGGGAGGATTTCGAGACTGGAGTTAACCTTGACCAAGGTGACCCAGTATTGGTTCTGAGGGAAACCCTTTACAGAGATAAGGCTTTGAAGAAAATCAATAAACTTGGGTTATTAGCGATGGTCATCAAAGCCTGGAATTATCGCAAGAAGAATAGAGCCATCAAGGAGTTACGCTGGAGAACCAATGGCGAGAGGATAGAACCATTCCCAGAGATTCTGTGAGGTGATTTATGGCAAGCAATTGGCAGCAGCAAGGTTTCTGGGAGGGCGATGCCTCAGAGGTGACAGGGAATCAGAAGGGAGCCTTGGCCTACAGCAGAGAACAGAGGATAGAGATACTGAGGGAGTTCAAAGGAGAACTCCCTCAATCTATCATGCAGGCCAGGTTTACCAGCAGGAATGACGCACCAGCGCAGAACTCCTATGACCAGACCAACATTCGCAAGAACCCAACTGAGGACATGGAGTTCACCCAAGGCATTGGGAATGTTCGTAAGGGAGGGCTTTCTCAGTTTCCCTGGAACATAGGCAGGAGCCTTATGCTCTTGTATTCCAGGCCAGGAAATTTGGTGATTGACCCATTCGCAGGGCATAACTCAAGGATGGGGATGGTGGTTCCAGAGGGCAGGGATTATCAAGGCTATGACATCTCAGATAAGTTCATGCGCTTTAACTTTGAGGAGAGGGAGCGCCTGAGGGAGTGCTACCCTGACAGGAACATCCTGCTCCATAGGCAGGACAGCAGGAGCCTCAATCAGTCGCCTGCTGATAGTGGGGATTTCACAATCACATCTCCTCCTTATTACAACATCGAGAAATATGGCGATGAGCCAGAGCAGCTTGGCAAGGCCAAGACCTATGAGGCTTTCCTAGAGGAACTGGGGCAGGTAGCCAAGGAGAACTTCAGGGTTCTGAAGCCTGGGGCTTTCGCTGCATGGTTCGTTAATGACTTTAGGAGGGACTGGCGCTTCTACCCATTTCACATGGATGTCTGCAATCTCATGCAGAGCGCTGGGTTCATCTTGTTTGACCTGATGATAGTGGACTTTGGGTTATCCATCAGAGCAGCCTTTGCCTCTCAGATAGTCAAAGAGAGAATCATCCCTAAGCGCCATGAGTATGGCTTAATATTCCAGAAGCCTTTTTGAGTTTAAAGTCAATTTCTGCAAAGTGTTGACAATACTTGGCAAGCTATGTTAGTCTTACTTCATCAAATCAAGGTAGGAGTCACAGGATGGTAATAAATAAGATGGCACCTAATTCACTCAGGATAGGCTACAGCAAAGAGCAGTATGGCAGTCGTGAAGAGGCCAAACAAGCAGGGATGGACTACCTAGAGGCTTTAGAGGAAAGGTATCAGGCAGGCAGGTCTTTCAGGGTAGTCAGCATCAAATCCACTGAGAAATTTGAGTATCACATATACCTTGGTGACAAACCCAGAGAATACTACCTTTCAAAAGGAGTCTAACCATGACAACTACACATACCAGCCAGGCACAGCCAGAAGCCATCTTGAAAGACAATATCCATGCCAGGGGCATGAGCGCTCCCCTTCTTGCTGTACTTACTGTGGGCGATTCAACCGTCTACATCTGGAATGACATGGGGCAACCCAAGTATTACGCCTTTCTTGAAGATGCCATCTTGGATGCCTATGAGCGGGCAAAATTCGACAGAAGCCTTTGCAAGAGCAAGTCTCATCACAGAGATGTTCTGGATGCGACCATGATGGCTATAGAGGGTTATTGTTTCCAGTCAGAATATTCTGATGACAAACATGCCAGGGGCATGAATCCAGCTACTCTCTTGATGGCTGGTCTTTAGCCAAGTCAGGCAACCAAATCAAGAAGATTCTAATCGGGTTCACAGAATTTAAGGGATAAAACCCTGGCTCTATCTATCAAATCAAAGGGAGTTCAACCATGATTGAAGTATCACTAAGGACAAATAACATCGGAAGAAGCAATGAAAGGAACTGGACTGATGTGCATGAGTATGGCAGTGCTTTCCTTGGGTCAGGGAGCAGCAAGACTGACAAGATGCATCTTGCTTATGTGAAGAGCGAACATCTGGGCCATAACTGGGATGCCAAGCCTGGGGATGCTAACGAAATCAGAGCAGATGTCTTTGTTGCCTGTGCGCCTAATAGCAGCAAAGATGTGCTGGGCTTTATGCCTGGGTTTACTCCAGCAACAATCAACAACGTGACTTGTAAATCTTGTCTGAACCTTCCAAGGTTTCGAGGGATTGCGATGGATGTGAAAAGACAATCATAGAAAGTGTTGACAATTCAATCTAAACACCAAAAGGGGAGAGCATGATTAAATCAACCTGCTGTGAATCTCGCCCTGTTAGGGGGACGATAACCACATTCAATGACTACGATGCAGGAGCGGAGTTACAACCAGGCATTCCACTTCCTGACCCAGTAGAGGTGCATTATGGTACGTGTTCACGATGCAAAAAGGGTAGCCAATTTACAAAAACAGGAGTCCAAGAATGATGACCTTTGTTTATGACAGCAAAGGCGAGAAGGTAAAGACCTATGACCTTCATCAGATGTTTTCAGAAGAGTCATGGTCGAGTGGGAATGGGATGAATATTCCTTTTTGGGAATCCAGAGATTTTTTCTTGGGTATCAGGGAAACCATGAAGGATAACATCAGACACATTGCCAAGGTAGCGTATGGGGAAGATGTGGTTATCTGTTATCGAGAATTGGAGCATGTTCGATTGGATGTCCTGGGATTCAGCGACAAGCGAGTATACAAAGCCTGGCTGACTAAGCCTAGCACCAATCTCCCATTCGGGCAGGTTCGCTCTACAGAGATGGCTATGCCAGATGGTGTGAGATTGCAGGGGAATGGGGTTTATATCAGTTAAATAAAGGGGAGGTCACTTGTGGGGCGAGTGGTGAGGTGGATGCGCAGGATTTACTGGCGCATGTATGAACTAATCTATGAATAAGAGGGATGATATGGACACGATGGAGATGGAAGGAAAGAAGCAGAAGGAAGTAGGTCGTTATAGATGACATGCAGGGTTCTGCCTCCCATCCAGAGTGGAATGGTACGCTTGAAATTCTAGGTGCGATTTTCAGGAAGCCCCACTGCTTATTCCAAGTTGCTGCTTGGCGCAGGGTTTTTTCATGGCCCTGCGAAAAGAGGTAAGCTGGGCAGACAAGGCAGATAATGAGATGCGACACATGCGACTCCTCATGTAAATCGCACTCGCCCTCATATGATAGAATGATGATGGCTTGAAGGCGGATACTGGTCAGGACTCCTATGCCAGTGATTGAATATATGACGAAGCCTAGGGCTATCACCTCCTCGACCTGGGCTGGTAGGGTAAAACCTATCAGCCCTAATTTTTAAGTATAGGTTAGATAAAGAGAGGTCTATATGGAGCATATATATAACGCAGGAAACCCCTTAAAAGTTCTTTCGCTAGGTTGGGGAGTCCAAAGCTGGACTTTAGCAGCGATGGCTGCTCTAGGCGAGATTCCGATGCCTGATTATGCAGTCCATGCTGACACTACCCACGAGATGCAGGGAACCTATGCCCATGCAGAGAAATGGACTCCCTGGCTGGAAGAACATGGAGTGAGGGTCAGGACAGTAAAAGCAACTCAAAATTACGTTATGGATGGGTATGGCAAATCTGCTTATAGGATTAATATTCCTGCTTTTGCAGTTCATAATGAGACTGGATTAGGGGGCCAGGGGTTTCGCCAGTGTACGAAACACTGGAAGATTACCCCTCTGCATCGCTTTGCTCGTTCGATTGTTGGAAAGACATCTCCAGAGTGTGTCGAGATGTGGATGGGTATCTCCTTGGATGAATGGCAACGTATGAGAACATCACCGAAACAATATATCAAGCACGTTTACCCATTGGTTGACCGCCGCCTCAATCGTGCCTATTGTGTGTCCTGGCTTGAACAACATGGCTTAGACATTCCACCTAAAAGCGCCTGCACTTTTTGTCCATACCACACAAAATCCGAATGGCATCGCATGAAGCAAGCAGGTGGGGCTGATTGGGATGAAGCTGTCCAGCTTGACCATGCTATAAGGAACATGGGCAAGGGTGGAGGAAAAGAGTTCCAGCAATTTGTCCATTCATCAGGGTTGCCTCTTGAAGAGGCTGTGAGAATCCCTGAGGACTATGGAGCCAAACAGATGGAGATGGACATGCCTTGTGATTCTGGGCATTGCTTTGTTTAATCGACCAAGAAAAAGGGGGCCATGACAGTGGCCCCTTTTCCTTTTGTGGTGTAAGAACTAAACTGCCTCATTGGACAGTGTTCTCCTGTAGCATTGTTCTAATATTGCTGAAGCCTCCAGATTTCTGGGGGCTTTTCTTTTTGCCTTTTTCTGCCTAAACTATGCCATATGACATGTCATAATTTGACTTTAAACTCAATCGAGCCTTGGGAACAGCAAGAGAATGAGACAGCGACAGCCTTTGCTGCTTTTGTCATTTACCGTGATTTAGGTTTAGGCATAAGAAGTATAGGGAAGGTAGTCCAAGAGTTAGGGAAATCGACTGCTTTAATCCATAGATGGTCAAGTCGCTGGAACTGGGTCAATAGATGCAGGGTCTATGACCAAGAGTTGGACAGGCTGATTAGAGAGCGCCATATGAGCGAACTCTACGCTGCAAGGGACAGACATGCACTATTAGCCAGGGAAGTACAGGAAAAGGTCTTACAGCGCCTTGAGAACATGGCAGCAGATGAGATACCTGTGCCAGTCCTTGCCCAGATGCTGAAGATAGCTACAGATGTTGAACTAAGGGCGCTAGGCGATTCCCTTGGCAGGACACAGACAGAGATAACTGGCCCAAGTGGTGGGCCAATCCAAGCAGAAGTTATGATTGGGATTGTGAATGACCTCATCAAAGACCCTCAATCAAGAATCGCTCTCGACCATCTTGCCCAACGCTTGGAGGGCGACACCAGCAGCGACAGCAGTTAGGTGGTCTAATAGCACATGGCGCAGGGAGCATCACTTAAACCTTATATCCAGTAGGGTTTCCATGTTGGCTACTAAGCCAGTGCGCCTTATCGTCTCTATGCCTCCAAGACATGGAAAGAGTGAACTCCTTTCCCATTGGACTCCTATCTGGTATCTGGCTAACTTCCCAAGGAAGAGAATCATCCTTGCTAGTTATGCAGCAGACTTTGCTGCTTCCTGGGGCAGAAAGGTCAGGAACACCATCGTCAATTCAGAGATTGAGATGGAGTTGGCTGATGACCTTGGCGCTGCTGCAAGGTGGGAACTCATCCAAGGTGGAGGGATGACCACTGCTGGTGTTGGTGGCCCTATCACTGGGCGAGGTGCTGACCTCCTGATAATAGATGACCCAATCAAGAACAGGGCAGAGGCCCAATCCCAGGTATCGAGAACCCATCTCTGGGACTGGTGGCGCAGCACTGCTAGGACTAGATTGGAGCCAGGTGGTTCAATCATCATAGTGATGACCAGATGGCATGAAGAGGATTTGATTGGGCAGCTACTGAGCGAGGAAGATACAGAGTTCGCTGAAACCTGGGAACATATCAGGCTTCCTGCTATCGCAGAGGATGAGGACTTATACCGTGATGTAGGCACTGCGCTATGGCCTGACAGATATGATGTGGATTCCTTGCAGCGCATCAGGCAAGCAGTAGGCCTTGAGGACTGGGCAGGGCTTTATCAGCAGCGCCCTGCTCTAGCTGAGGGAGGACTATTCAAGTTCCAATGGTGGAGGTTCCACAAGGAGTGGCCCAAGACCATTGGGCAGGTCTATCAGTTCTGGGATACTGCATACAAGACAGGCGAGAGCAATGACTATTCTGCCTGTGTGACTATGGGTGTGGACAGGGACACTTTCTATGTCCTCGATGTGTGGAGAGATAAGGTGGACTATCCCAACCTCACCAGAGTTGCTCAGGCTTTATACAGGCGCTATGAACCCAACAGGGTATTCGTAGAAGATGCAGCGAGTGGACAATCCCTTGTCCAGTCTCTAAGGCAAGAGACTAATCTTCCTGTGCTACCAGTGCGAGTGGATAAGGACAAGGTATCAAGGGCCAATGCTGTGACAGGGATGCTGGAAGCAGGGAGGGTTTCGATACCATCCAATGCTCAGTGGCTGGGGCCATTCCTCGATGAGTTGGGGATGTTTCCTAATGGGGCGCATGATGACCAAGTTGATGCTTTTGTTGGAGTCCTGAGGCAGGCGATGAGGCAAGACCTAGCCAGCCTGTCAGGGCCAGAGGTGCATGACTTGATTGGTGTGGGCAGGCGCAATGGATACAATCCATTGGGGCTTGACCCTGATGACCCTAAATACTGGGATAGGTAGGTAAAGATGGTATTGAGTTTAAACTCAAATGTTAACCCTGTCAGCGAATCGCTGATGAGATGGATACAGCACCAGATTGATGAAAGGCGCGATGGGTATGAACTATCCAGGCGCTACTACTATGGCGAACATGACACAGCGCTCACAGATAGGCTCAAGAAGTTCCTACCTCCCAGGCTTACCTTCAGGGATAACTATTGCAATGTGGTTGTTGAGTCCTTGGCTGAAAGACTCAGAATCATTGGTATAGGCAGCAACAATGACCTTGTTTCTGAATGGGCCTGGGACTTATGGCAAAAGAACAGGTCAGACTATACCCAGGTTGTCATTCACACAGACACTGTGATGGTTGGGGATAGTTATCTGCTCTGTGACTGGGATGCTGCGAATGAGCGCCCCAGATGGACTCACCAGATGGCTGAGATGATAGTGCCTCACTACAGCGAGACAACCAGACAGATAGACTGGGCCAGTAAGAAGTGGCTGCAATACCCTAACCTGGGGGATGAGCCAGAGACAAGGTTGAACATCTACTATCCAGACAGGGTTGAGAAGTATGTGGCGAGAGGTGGTGTTTGGTCGCCCTATATGGACATGGATGATGATGTGTGGCCCACTCCTTGGGTCATGGGGAATGGAGAACCCATAGGAGTTCCAATCATCCACTTTAAGAACAAGCCATTGGGTGAGGACTTTGGCCTTTCAGAGATAGATAACATCATCCCTATGCAGGACTTGCTGAATAAGACCCTGATTGACCTTGTGATGATACTGGACACCTTGGCATTCCCTCAAAGGTACACAGTAGACATCGACCATAACAGCAGCAGGCTCGACATCATGCCTGGCTCTGTCACAGAGTTCCATACAGAGTTGGATTCTGGTGGACAGGTTGGACAATGGGAAGGGGCTAATGTCGATGGGGCTTTGCGCACCATTGAATCATTTGTTCAGCATATCGCTGGGATAAGCAGGACTCCACAGCACCTGTTCCAAATCATGGGAGGTGCGCCATCAGGGGAATCCTTAAAGACTGCTGAGAGTGGCCTTGTCCAGAAGGCCAAACAGAGACAGGTCAACTTTGGCAACTCCTGGGAAGATTGCCTTATGGTTGCCCTCAGGGTACAGGAAGCCTTTGGGCCAAGGGTTGCTAACCTTGCTGATGTGACACTTGAGATGGAGTGGGATGACCCTGAGACTCGAAATGAGCAGGCCCACATGGAAGTCCTGAAGTCCAAGGCAGAACTAGGGATAAGTAAGCACCAATTGTGGCGAGAGATGGGCTATAGCCAGGAAGAGATAGACCAGATGGATGATGACCAGTTACAGGAGAGGTCAGCAGATACCAACATAGGCGCTGAGATACTCAGAACCTTCAATGCAGGGAATGGATTTGGTGGTGCTGCTGGTGAGGTCGAGGAGGTTGAAGAGGTCTAGTGGCTGGGCCAGTTGATGCACAGAAAGCTGTAGAGGATTTCAGGAAGCGCCTTGATGCTCTAGAAGCCAGCGAGATGAAGGCTGTTATCAATGCCTATAAACCTGTGAACACTGCAATCAGGAAGCAGGTGCAGGCTGTGACAAAGGTAGCCCAAGCCAAGAAACTCAAGCCCTGGCAGGTAATGCGCCTTGGCATGATGAAGGACTTGAGAGGGCAAATCACAGGCGAGATGAAACAGTTCGCTCAGATTGCCAGCACACAGATAACCCAAGGACAGGCAGCAGCAGTCGCTCTCTCTCAGCAAGCGACTCAGGCGACTATGGTTGCAGGGCTTCCTCCTGGCATCACACCCAACATGCTGGCAAGGCAGGGCATCTCATGGTCAAGGTTGCCCAGAGAGGCTTTCGCTAACTTTGTTGGCATCTCTGGCGATGGCGCTCCCTTGGGAAATCTCCTTGCACCCCTTGGGCCACAGACAGCAACTGCTGTTAGGGAGGGGATTGGAGAAGGGATAGCTTTAGGCTACAGCCCAAGAAAGACAGCAGACCTTGTATCCATCAAGAGTGGCATGGGCCTGACAAGGGCGCTTGCTATATCTCGCACAGAAACCAACAGGGCTTTCAGGGAAGCAAGCAGGTTGCAGTATGCAGCGAATCCAGACCTTATCAAGGGCTATCGCAGGATGGCAGCTAAGGATGACAGGGTGTGCATGGCATGTATTGTTCTGGATGGCAATCTCTATGGGAATGACCAAGCCTTGGATGCCCATGTCAATTGTCGCTGTGCCATAGTTCCAGAGACACTGACTTACGGCGATTTAGGGATGAGCATACCTGAACCACCCAAGCCTGAAGGGGCATTGGGATGGTTCAATGGTCAATCCCCTGCTGTGCAGCAGAAGATGATGGGAGCCAGTAAGTTCAAGGCATTCCAAGCTGGAGAGATAGATTATTTCGATTTTGTGAAAAAGACTAAGCATCCTATCTGGGGCAATACTGCTGTGGTTGCACCAGTCAAAGAGATGGTCACTGACTCAGGGGCTAGTTTGCTTAAATGGCTTGCTGTCGAGAAAGCTAAAGAGGCTCCAATCAAGGTGGCAGTAAAGAAGGCCAAGCCTAAGCTGCCAAGTACAGAAGCAGAGGTGATTCCCAAGCGCAGGGAAGTGACCAATGTATCTTCTCGCTTTAAAGGGCCAGCAGATGACCTTGCTAAATGGGAAGATGCTCCAGATGATTTATCAAGAGTCAGTAATGTTCAAATTCTTAATGCCACTCCAGAAGGACAAGAATTGGGGGAAGCGATTATAGGCTGGGCCGATGGAGGAAATGAGGCACACAGAAGAGGCTCAAGTAAATGGTTAAAGGGTGTCAAAGAATATTCTGGAGATGTTCCACTTTATTCCACAGGGGAAATACAAGGGGCTAGAATAGCGGAAGCTGTCTCTGTTGCCCCTCCTGTGAATGTGCCTACTCATAGAGGGTTTATCTTTAAAGGTAAAAGCCCTGACCAAGTTGCAGATGTATATAAAGCAGGTACAAAGTTCGATTCACAGATTTCGAGTTTCTCCACGGTGTCAGATATAGCAGAAAGTTTTGCTGGAAGAGGGGTGATGCAGCCAGGCAACACCTCAGTTGTTCTTCATCTTGAAAAAGGGGCGAAAGGATTGAATGTCTCTCCTGTCAGTAGCTATATCGGTGAAAGCGAGCGCATCTTTCATGGACGGTTTCAAGTCCTAAGGACTGAGTTAATTCCTACCAGTGATGTGGTAGCAGGTAAGGGCGAAATTTTGCATGTTCACATTAGACAAATCAATAACTTTGTAAGGGAGGCTAGATAATGACACAACCACAAGGGCCGATAGATATATCAGGAGAAGAGTTTATAGACCCATCTCCTGAACTTGAAGAAGGGATGAGAGAGACATTTGCTCAGGCTAGGGCGAGGGTTGCTAGGGAAGAGGCTGAAAGAAGAATAGCTGAGGAAGAGGAGTAGAGACATGGAAGCTATCCAAGCATCTACAGGGGAATCCAGGCCAGTTGTAAAGGAGCGCAGGGGTGTTGCATGGTGTCCTTTCTGCGACAGGAGCAGACAGGTAGAAACCACTGGGCCTATCTGTGAAGGGTGTGGTGTTGAGTTTGTCGATGCAGCCCCAGCGCCAGTTGTTGAGGAAGTTGTGGCAGAAGTTGTTGAGGAAGATGCTGCCTATCAGGATGACAAAGCAGTAGAGCCTCCTAAACGCAGAAGGAACAAATGACCTGCTATCGTTGTGGAGAGGATACCTTAGTGTTGGCTCCTCTCTGGCCTTATGAGCGCAAAGCCTATGTACAAGCTGGGATAGTGATGAGGCTTTGCACGAACTGTGGACTAGAGCAGAACCATAGAGGGCATGATGAAGACATGGAACCCATTGCAGCCTCTCAAGAAGCGCCTAAGGCGCACTAGAGGCACAGGTAGACCTATCAGGCCTAAAACCCTGCTTGAGGTCTTTAATACTTGTTACAGTTGCAAGGAAGTGGTTCCTATGGATGCTCCATTCACCAGATGGAATGACAGGATGTACTGTGGAAGATGTGGGGTGAAGGAGGTATAGATGCCAGACAAGAAAGCAGTCAACAAGGGAGTTGGCTACAAACCCAAGGGCAGGGTAAAGACTGGCCCACCTAGGGACAAGCGCTTGAGAGGGAATAGAGGCGCTATGAGCAAACGTGGCAAATGACATATGACATGTCATTAAGGTTATTGAGTTTAAACTCAAATCTTCATATAATCCAGAAACTACCACTTACCCAGTGGGTATAAATAGGGGGAAGGATGACCACAGATAATACGGCTCAACCAGAAGAAGGGGTAACTCCCCAGGCAACAGAGGTAGAGGCGCAACCAGCGACTCCACCTGCTGAAACAGGTACTCAACGCTTCACTCAAGAGGAAGTCAATCGCATGGTTGGTCAGGCCAGAAGAGAGGTCAGAGGCCAATTCAGCGATTACAGCGACCTCAAGACAAGGGCTGCGAGGGCAGATGAACTGGAGCAAGCCCAACTCACTGAGGCTGAGAGGCTCACACAAAGAGCGACAGAAGCTGAGAAGCAGACAGCAGAGGCCAACACTCAATTGACCAATGCTCTGATTTCCAGTGAGGTCAAAGTGAAGGCTGTCCAGTTAGGCATAGTTGACCCAGATGCTGCTTATCTATTACTGGATAAACGCAATGTGAAATATGATGCCAATGATGGTGTCACTGGTGTCGAGGATGCCCTGACCCAACTGCTGGAAGACAAACCGTATCTGAAAGGCGCTGCTGGTCGCATACCTAACATCAATCCAGAGGGAGGGCAAGCTGCCCCAGCCCTTAGGTTGACAGCAGACCAACAAGAAGCAGCGAGATTGATGGGCATGACTGAGGAAGAATATTCCCAAGGACTCTAATTTCTGAATGACGGATAGAACGTCTAGGAGATAATTATGGCTGCGAATGGTTTTGAATGGCGCTATAACGTCAGTGGTGGACGACCACTGATTCTTACTTTCCTGATGAAGGACAGTGAAACCTTGACCAGAGGCGATATGTTGAATATCGAATCTGGCGAGGTTGACCTCATGGTAACAACTGATGTCGCTGCTGCTGGTGTTTTTGTTGGGCCTGAAAACCCCAATGATGCCACTGATGGTGAGCCAGGCAAGGTAGCTGGCACAGACAGCACTACAGTTGTCAAAGTGATTTGCAATCCTGATGCTGTCTATGCTGACCCGAATGACACCAGTGCTAGATTGGCTGGCGCATTGCTGGACATCTCTGGCGCAACTGGAGCGCAGACTTTAGCCTCTGCATCCAACAATGAGTTTGTAGTAGTAGAGCGAAAGCGACAGTCCTCAGATGAGACTAGAGTTCAGTTCACTGCTCCAACCCACTATCTTTCCAAGGTTCAATAGGAGGGCTAGATGCCTCTAACGAGTGGCAATTTTGCTGACTTACTGAAGCCTGGGCTGAAGCGCATATTCGATGTGGGTATGTCTCGCCCTAGGCCAATCATGGAGATGCTCTTTGGAGTGGAGTCCTCGACTCGCTTTGAGGAACAATACCAAGGCATGGGCGCTCAGGGTCTGGTTCCCCCATTTGATGGGACGGTTCCTTACCACGATTTTGATGCTGGCTATCGCACTGACATAAGGAATTATGAATTTGCGATGGGCATCCAAGTGGAGCGCAGATTAGTGGACGATGACCAGTATGGTCAAGTTCGCAGAAGGGCCAGCAACATGTCTGATAGTTTCAATAACACTATCGAGCAAGATGCTGTCAATGTGTTCATCAATGCCTTCACTGATAGTGGAACCAACAGGATGGGCGCATCCACCAATGGTGCAGATGGTGTGGGCCTCCTCAGCACAGCCCATCCATACAGCCCTGCTGATACTGGGACAACCCAGGCCAATGAAGGGACTCTGGCCCTGACTATCGACAACCTCGATACCACCAGACAGGCCATGAGAAACTTCACTGATGATGCAGGCCAGCTTCTGGGAGTGAATCCCAACATGCTTCTAGTTCCACCAGAACTAGAGCGAACAGCGACTCAACTCGTTAGCGAGCGAGCGCTGTATGAGCCAAATAGCGCTCAGTATGACATCAACATGTTCAGTGGTCGCTTCCAGCCAGTGGTCTGGGACAGACTTACTGATGCCAATGCTTGGTTCCTGATTGACTCTGCCCTGATGAAACAACACCTCATCTGGCAGTGGCGTATCAGGCCTGAGTTCAGCACTGCTGAAGATTTCGATGGCCTCACAGCTAAGTTCAGAGGTTATATGAGATATGGAATCGGTTGGACTGACTGGAAATGGATTTACGGTCAGAACCCTAGCTAAAACTAAATAAGGCAAGCTGGCAGGGGCCATGTATGCAAATGCACTGCCCCTGCTGGTTTCTTGAAGGAGAAACTGGTAATGCCTACTAACTTTCCGTCTGGTATCCAAAGTCGAGGCATCCCTGTAGAGGGGATGGCTGGAATAGGCAGTCCTCTATTCACGTTGGGGAATGTCTACCATGTAGACAGTGGCGCTGATACTGCTGACAATGACAACGCAGCGACCAATCCCAAGCAGCCAGCAGCCACCTTAGATGGTGCTATTGGCAAAACAACTGCCAACAATGGCGACCTCATTTTGCTTCACCCAGGTCACAGCGAGACTATCTCAGCAGCAGCAGCCATCACTTGTGATGTTGCTGGTGTGACCATCGTGGGTCTTGGCACAGGGAACAATCGCCCCACAATCACCCTGGATACAGCAGCCAGCACAGACATTGATGTGACTGCTGCTGATGTGCAGATTCACAATATGATTTTCAGCATGAACTACGCTGATATCGCTGGGGTGTTTGACCTCAGTGCTGCTGGGTTCGTGGTGAACAATTGTCGCTTTGTTGATACTGCTGCATCCATGAATTTCGTGGAACTGATTGTTTGTACCACAACCAATAATGAGTGCGACAGGTTGGAGTTCACCAACAACTATGTGGACAGTCCTGACACTGGGAATGATTGCATAGTGCAGATTGGTGGCGACCTTGATGGGTTAGTGTTCAACAACAACTACATCCAATTGGGTGTAGCTGATGGAGAATCAGTCATCCAAGTCGCTACAGGTAAAGACCTGACTAGCTGCCAGGTCATAGGCAACTACATCTATCGTCTGAATACAGCAGGCGACCTTATCGTTGATAGCGATACCACTGACAATACAGGAATCATCGCCCACAACAGGGTGGGACATGCAGACACAGGCTCTGAAGTCCTGATTGATGCTGATGGTGTTCGCCAGTTCGACAACCTAGGGACAGCGACCAACACTGCTTCTGGATATGTCTTACCTGCCATCGACAGTTAGGAGGGTTAGATGTACGGTTATCAATCAGTTTCAATCAGTTCTGGTGCTACTGATGGTGGTGCTGGTGTTTCCACCAATAACAACACCTCAAGCCATGTGGTTGTAGGTCAGATTTGCTCGATAGGGGTGACCTATAATGGGTCACCCCCAGCAAGCACAGACTTGGTGATAGCGACAGCAGGGAATAATGGCCCTGCGCTGACCATCCTCACTCTGACCAACGCCAACAGCGACGGATGGTTCCATCCAAGGCACGTTGTGGATAACAATGCTGGTGCAGACATCGAATATGCTGATGGTTATTCAGTCTATGACAAGGTGTGTGTGGCAGATAACATCAAGATAACTGTCTCTCAAGCCAATGATGATGACTCAGTAGATGTGGTCGTTGTTTACTATGCTGGTGCATGATGGCTATAGAGAAACACACCATCAAGGTGTCTACCACAGGCAGCAGTGGTTCGGCTACAGGAAGTCTAGTCACAGCGCTCCCTTACTGTGAGTTACTCGCAGCAAGACTAGACTTCCACGCATCCGCACCTGGGACAACAGACACTACGCTCTCCTCCCCAGGAGGGCCAGTGTCTGTGACCCTACTGACCATAACAAACTCTGCTACTGATGCTTGGTACTATCCAACCCATCAGTTAGATGACAGTAGTGGTTCAGCTATCACAGGGGCATATATCCCTGCTGTGGTTCATGGGAATCTTCTCACTGAACTGGCTGGGTGTGATGCCCTGACTGATGCCTTGACCATGACTATCTTTGTGAGGGTCTGATGGCTTTCAGTTACACAGAAGGCAGCAGCGATGACAGGGACAGGGTTCGCCTTGAGATAGGTGATACTGATTCAGGCAGAGCGCTCTTCCAAGATGCTGAACTAGATGACTTCCTCTCGCAGGAATCAGACAGTATCATGGGCGCTTCAGCGAGGGCATGTGAAGTCCTCGCTGTGCGCTTTGCCAGGGACTTCTCCTTTTCAGCAGATGGTGCATCCTTCCAAAAGAACCAAGTGACCATGATGTACCAGAAGCTGGCAAGGCGACTGCGCAACAGGGCCAGGGGAACCACTGTGGTCATGCCAAGGCGCAAGGATGGCTACAGTGTCTACACTGACTCTGATGAGGTCACAGGCCTGAACATCCTTGACTCAGGTACTGGTCAATATGGCAGGTACTCAGATGGCTGATTACCTGCTACAGACAGGTGATGTGGCCTACATGCGCTCTGAGGCCAGCAAAGCACTGCCAGATTCAGTGAGTATCCTCAGGCGCACTCTCGAAAGCGATAAGCAGGGAGGGTTCACAGAGGGCTGGTCAATCGTCTATGAGAACATCCCTGCTCGTATCTCTTTCATGTCCTCTTCTGAGAGGTTCGCAGTGGCGAGAGAGGATGTGGATACACGGTTCACTGTGACAGTGGCTTATGACCAATCCCTGGAACAGTCAGACAGGATTTCTCATGGAGAGGATACCTATGAGGTGGTGTCTGTGACATCCTCTCGCTCATGGGATACCTCTAAGAGATGTCAGGCTCGACAGGTCTAGCCCTATGGGTTGAGGCTCGATGCAGGAGAGAGGAATGTAAGCACCTGCTGGCTAGGGTTCGCCTTGAGGGTAATAGCCAGGTAGAGGTGAAGTGCAGACGCTGTGGAGTGGTTAGTACCTTTGCAGCAGAAGATGCCAAGGTGAGACTGAAAGGAGATGGGCAAGGTGGCTTTGTAGAGGTTCCTATAGGGGATTCGTAAAAAGAAAAGGGCTGAGGTGTTTCCCCAGCCCTTTTCTTTTTCTTATTGGTTTTTGTTATTCACTGAGGCGAATTTTGTTAGATTCCCATACTCCAACCACGTTGCTTGTGCGTCCTTGAAAATCGGTGTGGCAGTATCCGTCTAAGGTTATTGCTACTGCATTTCCGAAAACGCTATAGCTATCGGGAGTTGTTTCTACGGCTAAAACCTGATATTCGCAGCGGTCAATTATGATGGTCATGCCTGGTTTAACTTCACTGGCCTGAATGGTATGCGCTTCTACATAGACCTTCTTTTCGGCAAGACCCTTTTTGGTGAGTTTCTTACCGCTACCGCCACAGCTAAAGCAACGCCCACCATCAACATGCAGGAAAGAATCTATTCCTCCTTTGCCTTGGCATCGCTTGCAGGTGGTTTGTTCAAATTTAATTTTCATTTTGGCGACTCCTCTTTACTTGATAAACGAAGTTTATCACACCCTGTCAAGGTTTGTCAACACTTTAGCAGGGATTGATTTGAGATTAAACTCAAATTATAATGGCGATAGCTAAGAGGCTCCTTGAAGCCCAGAGTGCCTAGAGCGCCAGCTATACATATTTAGAGGCTCATAGAAGCCCTTGATACCTCATTGTGAGGGTCAAGGGTCTTTTTGTTTTTATGGCTGATAAATTTGAAATGAATGTCTCAGTGAAAGTTGATATAGAGAAATTGAGTCACTTCAACAATCAATTTGATGACAAGATTAAAACAGTGGTGCAGATAGCTGCTCGCAATATCGAGAAAGATTCCAAGCAGCGCATGACTGACCAAGATGCTGTGGATACTGGGGCGACTAGGAACAGCATCTTTGTTGACCCAGGCACTCCATCCTTCAGTCAGAAGATTGGGCCTACCACAGAATATGCGCCCTTCATAGAATTTGGCACTCGCTTCATGGCAGCTAGGCCATACATGATTCCTGCTTTAGAACAAGAAGCCCCTCGCTTCAAAGAGGCTCTATCTGATGACCAGATGTTTCCTTTCTAATGGCTAATCTAAGAGTAAATCTGGACACAGCGATATTCGATAAGTTGAATATCGCAGCAGTGACCAATGAGGCGCTTGGAGGGGTGTTCAATCTTATGGCCCCAGAAAGCACCAGCGCCCCATTCGTGGTGTTCCAGGCCATGAGCAAGGTAGATGACTACTTTTCCTATACAGGCAGGGGAGGGACAGCCTTGTACATGATAAAGGCCATTGATGAGAGCAGATGGCCCAAGACAGCAGCAGACATAGACACCCAGATAGACTCTGCCATGCAGGATGCCTCTCTCAGTATCACAGGCCACAGCTTGCTGATGTGTCGCAGGGAATCTGATTTCTATCTGGTAGAAGATTTGAATGGGAAGATATTCCAGCATGTTGGGGGGATGTACAGAATAATTGCAGATGAAAGCTGATGCTTGTGTGCATCATTGGGAGATTGCCATTGCTAATGGCCCAGTCAGTGTAGGCACATGTAAGAATTGCCAGGGAACCAAAGAATTTCAAAATTCTATCTACATGGATATGCACCACATCACATTAGAAAGAGATACCAATGCCACCCTTGAGCAAGAAGAAGAAAGCAGAAGGCGCTGGAACTGGTGGGACAGATAACGAGGTCTGGTATCTGGCGCTCCATAAGTTGCTTATGGCGCAAGGGCCAGGGGTCAAACCATCAAGTATCAGATTCTTTCCAGGGCAAAGGTTTACCTTGGACGGAGATGAGCCTGTTGATATTGAATCACTGCTTAGAACAGGAGCAGTCAAGGTCTATCAGGACTCAGATGAAGAGTGGGCGCAGGCTAGATTAGCAGAGATGCCCAAGCCAAAGAAGAGGAGAAGGAATGGCTAGAATCAGCGCAAAGTCAGCAGGTCTATTGGTCGATGAGTTCGATTTCAGTGGAGTCAGCAACTCGATGGATTTGAGCATCGCAGAGACTCCAGCAGAGGTTACTGCCTTTGCTGATACTGACCTGACCTTTATACAAGGCAAGCCTACATTCACATTCAATGTGAATGGCCTCTGGTCAACTGCCAGCCCTAATTATGATGGTGAGATGTTCACTGATTTGACTGCTACCAATCGCAGGGTTGGCATCTACCCAGGTGGCATCAGTGATGGGGTGTTTGGGTATGAGGGCGCTACTAACATCAGTTCATCCCCAAGGGTCAGCACCATAGGCGATGCCATCGCTTGTAACGTCACCTGGCAGGGCGCATCTGCCCCATTCCGTTCTACCATTTTGAGATATGCCACAGACAGTTCTTCTGCCAATGGCACTCAGTACACACTTGGGACAATCGCAAACACCAACACGATAATTGGAATCTTGCGACTGATTGAGATTGGTGGCTCTGGCAACAACACCCTAGACGTAAAAATCCAGTCAGATACAAGTGGTTACAGCAGCCCGACTGACCGATTGACGTTCACTCAATTGAATCAAGGTAGTGGGGCTACTTTTGAGACTCAAACTGCCACAGGCCCAGCAGGGTCAGATAATATCTGGCGAGTTGTGGTAACAATCGGCGGAGCAGGTAGCCGCTCTTTCAAATTGATAGTTGGCTTCGGCTACTACGTCACATAGGAGGATTGCATGGCGAGAACTCACGGCAAGGATTCCAATTTCTCATTCAATGGCGTGGCAATCGAGGATGAACTCAGTAGCATCACTATGAATGCCACAGTTGCAGAGAGTGAGGTTACAGCTTTTAGTGACACATACCAGAACTTCATTGCTGGAAAGAAAGGTGTGTCATTCGATATATCAGGGAGCCTCGACATGGCTGCAAGCCAGGGGGATGCCACTATATTTGACCACCTCACCCTGACCAGTGGGCCAAAGACTCTGGTGTTTGACCCAGATGGAGCAGGGCCAGATAGCAACAGCCCTGAATACACCTGCACCTCCTCTGGTTTGACTGGAGCGATTTGCAGCAGTTACACCATCAACCTTCCAGTTGGTGGGGCAGCTACTTACAGCGCAACATTTCAATGCTCAGGCTCTACTACTAGAGCGGTTTCATAAGGAGGAACCAAGATGGCTAGAACTCATGGAAAGGATGCTGACTTTAGTTTCGATAGCGTAGCGCTAGAGGACGAGTTAAATTCAGTAACCCTTAACTTCACAGTGCCAGAAGCTGATGTGACTGCCTTTGCTGACACCTATCAAAACTTCCTGGCAGGTAAGCCAACAGCCACTGTGGATGTCAGTGGATTCGCTGACCTGGCAGCAGGCGCTGGGGATATAACTATCTTCAATGAACTGGGTTTGGAAGGCGAGGAATGGGATTTTGAACCAGATGGCTCGACAGGGTATAACGGATTTGCCATCGTCACTTCCTACTCGATTTCCAGCACTGTTGGTGGGCCAATAACATACAGCGCATCGTTCCGTCATAACGGCGGTTCTGCTGCTCTGGATGCTGCTGCACCAACCAGAGGATAAGGATTTATATGACCCCTTTTCTTGACAAAAAGGGGTCATATTTCACCCTGTCTACAGAAGCCCAGAATCAGAACAAAGGTACTGAAAATAGAGGTGCTGAGTTTCCAAGGCTTGCCAATGCTTGTTCAGCTAGAAAATATACCCCTCTTAAAACGCCTTAGGTGCGCAAGGAAAGGGTATCAAAAAACTGACCTCGATAATAATTAGTATTACATTCTGATATGCAGAGGCTCAATGGTATATCTAGTATCACAGTACATGGGTATAAATATTAGCAAAGGAGAGGCTCTATGAAGCCCAAGATACCAACTCAAAAAGTGCTATCAGATGCTTGTGCAATCAATGTTGGGCAGGTGGTGGAAGATGGTGAAATCACTTCCCCAGGTACTCCCTATTATGTCCATGAAGGGGAGTGGGTTGAGGTGATGCCAGTGATGACAGTGAGGGAGGTGATGAACCTTTCAAGGCTTCAGAACAATTCTGGAGAGGGTAGCACTTTAGGGCAAAGCCTGACAGATTTATGCCAGGAATTATCTCGCAGAGTCATCAAGTGGAACTGGACAAATCTGATGGGCGAGAAGATGGAACAGCCCTACAATCGCCCAGACGTTTTGGAAGGTCTGTCTTCAGAGGAACTGCTCTGGCTGGTAAATGCCACTGGTGGGGGTGAGGGCGCTGAGGAAAGAAAAAAAGACTTAGAAGCCTTGGGAGATACATCCTTGGAGATGACCAGCAGCCAGGCTACGCTACCATCAGCGTGATATGTGAGGCCTTTGGTTGCCTGCCAAGTCAGGTATTAGAAGAGGACTGGACAACCATCAAGAACATCATGGATTACAGGTTATTAGTGAGCGCCAGAGAACAGCACAATCAGGATGCCACTCAGATGCATCCTGACCAAGTATCTGCTTGGAAAGAGATGGTAGAGGCAGTGGAAAGCGATGGCTGATGCAGCGACAGTATCTGTCCTGATACAAGCAAAGGACAATGCTTCCAGAGAGTTCAAGAATGTCGAGAGCAACATGGGCAAGATGGTGCAGGGCATCCAGCAGCATCGTCGTGCCATAGGGATGGCGATGACTGCGATGGGCGCTGCCATCACTGGTATCGCTGCTCTCTCAGTCCAATCAGCATTCGACCAAGAGAAAGGGATTCGCCAGCTTGATGTGGCCTTGCAGAAGGTTGGGACTTCCTATGAGCAGCAGAAGGCCCAGATAGAAGCTGTAGTAGCTGCCCAGCAGAACAAGACAAACTTTGGCGATGAAGAGCAGAGAGATGCTTTAAGAGAACTCATTCTGGTCAGTGGCAACTATGATGATGCCATGAAAGCCTTGGTGCCTACGATGGAATTGGCAGCAGGCAAAGAGATGGACTTGGGCGCAGCAGCCACCTTGGTCGCTAGGGCCATCAGTGGTGAGGAGAGCGCCCTGAATCGCTATGGTGTCTCAGTGGAGAAAGGTGCAGATTCCACAGAAGTCCTCAGTGCAATCATGGCGAAATTCCAGGGGCAGGCTGAGGCTGCTGCTGACCCAATGACCCAATTGAAGAATAGGGTAGGAGATTTATTTCAAGCGATGGGTACAGCGTTGCTACCTGTCATAGAGACTATGGTTCCGCTGATTGAAAGCATGGTCAAACGCATGATTGAATGGACTGAAGCCCATCCCAATCTGACCAAAGTGCTGTCGATTGTCGCTGCATCTCTGGGCGCTATCATGCTGGTGCTTGGGCCAATGCTTCTTATCCTCCCTCAATTATTCATGGGCATGAAGATATTCGCAGGGGGAATCAGGCTGGTCACTGCTGCGATGGCAGCGAACCCTGTGGGTATCTTGCTTGTGGCTTTGACTACCTTGGCGATGGTTGCCCTCCCTCTTGTTATGAAGAACTGGGACAAGATATTCAACGGCATCAAGAAAGTCACAGAAACAGTGGTCAACTTCGTCATAGGTATTCTGAACAAGCTGACCCTAGTCTGGCGCAAGCAGTTTGAACTTATCGGCAGTGCTGTCGCTAAGTTGCTGGAGTTAGGGTCGAAGCTACCTTTTGTCGGCGATAAGTTCAAAGGTGCGGCTGATGCGATTAAGGGATTTTCTGACAAGCTAGGCGACGGCATACCCATGATTGATATAACCGCAGACAGACAAGAAGAACTGCAAGACACGATGAACAGCACCGCAAACGTCAGCGAAGATGTTGGGTTTCAAGTGTCGAATCAACAGCAAAAAATCGCACGGTCAGCGGAAGATATGGCTCTCGACTTCTCGACTGCTTATGGCGATGTAGAAGACGCGTCGATGCAGGCGCAGGGCATAACGATTCAGAGTCTGGAAGAAATCGAAGCGAAGCAGAAAGAGTTCTCTGACCGTGTGGCTTTCTTTGCTCAGAAGAACAAAGAGGCTGAAATTCAAGCGCGACAAGAATCGAGGGATGATTATCTAAAGTGGATTGAGGATGGGCTGGCGGCGGCACAGAGACGACGTGACGAAGAAGCAAGAATCACTGAGCAGATAAACGATTCTTGGACGCGCTATAAAGTCAATCAAGACGTGACGATGCAAGCGTTAGCCAAAGCCAATCTGGACTTTGCTGACGTTGTTGAAGGACTGGCACAGCGTCACGGTGTCAGCGCATCGAAGATGGCAGACGACTTAGCAAGAGCGGGAGTTCGTTACGGCGACACGATGGGCTTGATTAAGCAAGCTGGTCGCACCGCAGTCGATGGAGTAATCGGCGACTTCTCCCGCATGGAAGAAGCGGCGCGTATATCGGCATTGAGTTCAACAGACTTCTTGGCTGAAGTCTTGAATCACAACGAACGATTGGCGCAAGAGTCAGCGGCTAGGGTGCAACGAGCAAGAAGCGGTGGCGTAATCGGCCCAGCCCCACAACATGCAGGCATGACAAGACAGGCTTTTGCGCGGGGCCAGATGGAAGCCGCAATGAAGTTTGGTAATGTTCGTATAGGGGCTGGCGTGATTGCGGCGGCTGGTCTTGCTAATGGGGGCATCGTTCAACAGCCCACTCTTGCAGTCGTTGGCGAAGCTGGCCCAGAAGCAGTCGTCCCATTGAGCAAAGGTGCAGGGATGGGGACAACGAATAACTTCCATTTTCATGGCAGTGTCTATGGAGTAGAGGATTTGAAAGAAGCGGTGGTGGAAGCAGTGCGTGACCATGCCATATCAGGCGGATTCTCAGGAGTGTTCGCAGAGGCCTGATGAAAAGACGATTGAAATGCTTTCTGGGTTTTCATAGGTTTCAGCATTGTTCGTGTGGAACATCACAGATGTGTATCTGGTGCTATAAGTTGATAGGAGAGCCTCATGTTTGAATATTTTTGCAAGGTCAACAGAGTAGTAGATGGCGACACGATTGATGTGACAGTAGACTTGGGTTTCGATATCCACCATTCTGCAAGGGTCAGAATGATGGGCATCGACACTCCAGAAAGTCGAACAAGAAATTTAGCAGAGAAGGCCTTAGGGTTGGCTAGTAAGGCCAGACTCAAGGAACTTCTCAAAGGACAGAAAGTAAAAATTGCAACTTCTAAAGAAGGCAAGGGCAAGTTTGGGCGCATCCTTGCAGATATCATTGTTGTTGACAAAGAAGGCAGTGAAACCAACATCAATAACCAACTCATTGAAGAGGGTCACGCTCGCCCCTATTTCGGTGGCTCAAAAGTTCCGTGGGTCTAATGCCACTAAAGAAGGGGGGGAGCAAGAGGTCAGTGAGCAAGAACATAAAGACCCTAAGGAGTGAGGGCTACAAGCCCAAGCAGGCTGTAGCCATCGCCCTTAGCACAGCGAGGAAGCGCAAGAAGAGATAGGAGTTGAGTTTAAACTCAAATGGCAACTGGCACATATGTCCTGGCAGTAGATTGGAATAATGATGATGACTTCTCAGATAGTGGAGAGGATATCACTGCTCGCACCATGCAAGTGGAGTGGAAGCGAGGCAATGATTATGCTTCCCAGCTAGTAGGGAAAGCTGTCGCTGGGACTTTAACTGCCACCTTGAATAATCAGAGTGGCGATTACTCCACCTTTAATTCTTCCTCTGCCCTATATGGGAACCTGCTGCCTGGCAGAAAGGTGAAACTCACAGGCAATGATGGCTCCACTACTCGCACATTATGGACAGGATTTCTAGATAGCATCCAGCCAATCCCATCTGCCAAGGGAGCCAACCTTGCAACACTGAAAGCGATTGGGCCTCTGGGCTACCTCAATAAATTTGAGGTGTCCACAGCTATGTTTGCTTCCAAGAATGCTGGTGAATTGATTGGTGAGATTCTCGATGTGGCTGGTTGGCCTGATGGCGACAGGGATTTAGATACAGGGATAGTTGAGTTTCCCAGGTTCTGGTGCGAGAAAACCAAGACTCTTAAAGCCTTGCGCTTGGTTGAAGAGACTGAGACAGGGCTGCTGGAAGAAAGTGCTGCTGGTGAGATTGTCTATCGAGACAGACATGCCAGGTCTAAGGACACCAAATCCACCAACTCACAAGCGACATACAGCGATGCTAGTGGCGCAGCCTTAGCCTACAGCCACATCAGTCAGATAGACCCTCTAAAGTTTATCTATAACTCGCTCGTCGCTTCAATTCAGCTACATAGTGGGGCTTGGATTCTTGGGAGTGCATCGCTTGGGGTACAGACTGAACTTGCTTCTGACCCAGCAGTGCTATGGACTCACCCAGAAACAGGGAGCCTATCCCCTGCCATAAGTGCTGGAGCAACCAGAATATTCACAGCGCAGTATCCATCCAGTGGCAGTGCCAATACAGCGAGGGCTGTGGACTTCTGGCAGAACCTGACAGCCAGCACTGACTATCTGGCTAACGATAGCGCTGATGGTACTGGGACTAATCGCACAGCCAATATCACAGTCTCTCTGACCAAGAGAGCGCAGAGCATGGATATCAGTCTGGAGAATGGTCACAGTGGCACTGTGTATATCACTAAACTCCAGGCGCAGGGCAATGCAGTATCAGCTAAAGATAACTTTGATGTGTTCGCCAGTGATGCTACTAGCCAAAGCACATTTGGCAAGCGCACTTATCCACATCCAGGGAAATTTGTACCTGATGCAGAGGAAGCACAGAACTGGGCTGACTTCCATGTTTCAGCTTGGAAAGAACCAGTTCCACTGATTAAAGTGACTATGATTGGCAATCGCTCAACAGCAACATTGACTGATGTGATGTCTAGAGAAATCAGTGACTTGGTGAATGTGACTGCTACGAATGACGCAGGGCTGGGTATCAGTGAAGGCTTCTTTGTTGAAGCTGTCCATCATCAATTGGACGCTCAACTGAACCATAGAACAACACTGACATTAAGCCAGGCTTCTGGCTATGCAGGCTTCTTTGTTGTAGGAACATCATCGCTAGGCAATAGCACTCGACTGGCATACTAGGAGGATTGAATGGCCTGGACAACACCAAGGACTTGGACAACTGGTGAAGTGGTAACAGCCGCGTTATTGAATGCGCAGATTAAGGGCAATATGGACTTATCTGCGCCTGCGATTATGACCACGCTTGGCGATATCATCTATGCCTCTGGAGCGAATACTCCAGCAAGATTAGCCAAAGATACGAATGCAACACGAGTGCTGACCAATACTGGAACCTCTAACGTCCCAGCTTGGGCGCAAGTCACATTGACCTCTGGGGTCACTGGGACTCTCCCAGTAGGCAATGGAGGAACAGGGGCCACAACCCTGACTGATGGTGGTGTTCTTCTTGGTAATGGTTCTGGCGCATTGGTAGCAATGGCTGTCTTGGCTGATGGAGAGATGATAGTTGGAGATGGCACGACTGACCCTGTAGCAGAAAGTGGAGCAACACTTAGAACCAGCATCGGTGTTGGCACTGGCAACAGCCCTCAATTCACTGGCATCGAATTAAGTCACGCAACCGCCAACACGCTAACCGCATCGGGCGGCGTTCTGAGCATCGAAGGGAACGCAGTTTATAGCGCAGGCGGAACTGATGTACCAGTGGCTGACGGCGGAACTGGCGCGTCATCGTTGAACGACCACTATGTTCTGGTCGGTTCTGGAACGGCGGCGATTACGCCAATCACCCCAAGCACGGCAGGCTTAGTTCTAACCAGCAATGGGACGGGTTCTGACCCGACCTTCCAATCCGCCGCTGGCGGTAAGAATATTGGCTTCATCCTGGCGATGGGCTAGAAGGAGAAACTATGGCATCAGGCGACGAGACACTGAAATTCCTAGGCATCCACGCATTGAGCAATTCAGCCAATGAGACTACCGTAACGTCTTCGCATACTTACACGATAATCTCCGTGACGTTCTGTGAGATGGGCGGAGCCGACGAACTGATTTCGATGTATGTGGACGATGCGTCCAATGACATCTACGTTCTAAACGAGCAGTCCCTGCCAGCTAAAGCGACTTTCGTGTTCAGCGATAAGCTGGTCTTGGAAGCGGCAGACAAACTAGGATTCATCACCGCATCAGCGGCTAACGTCGATGTGGCTGTTAGCTATCTAGACCAGGAACTGTAATGAGCGGACTGATAGTAGAAACCACCCAGAAAGGACGCGGCTCTGGGCTGTCTCAGGGCTTCACGTTCCACTCGTTCTCTGCCACCTATTCCAACTGGCCGAAGCCGTATGGGGTCAGTATGATAATCGTGGAATGTATCGGCGGCGGCGGTTCAGGTGGTGGCGGTGAGGGTGCGAACAACGTCCGTGACGGAGGCGGGGGCGGAGGTGGCGGCGGTGCGCTTTCTCGCATGTCATTCCCTGCTGAAAGCCTGGGTGAAACTCTGACGATTACGATTGGTGCTGGTGGTGCGGCGGCCAGTGGTGGCGATGGTGCGGCTGGGTCTAATGGCAATGCTGGAGGAACCACATCTGTAACAGATGATGACACCAGCAAGATAATCCTTGCCGCTTATGGCGGCGGGGGCGGCGACGGTGCAAACGAAGGCGACGTTGGCGGGTCAGGAGGAGGTGGCGGAGGAACTGGTGCTGTTGGAACCAGCGCAACTGCATATAACGCCAAGAACGCAGGCGGTTCGCCTTTCCTATCAACTGCAACCGCTGGCGAAGATAGAATGGGAGGCGGAGGCGCAGGTGGGAACACCCACCGCAACAATGGATACCAGGCCGAGTTCGGCGGAGGCGGAGGTGGTGGTGGTACTGATACCACTGGTGCAGGAGGGATGGGCGGTTCTTCCTTATTCGGCGCAGGCGGAGGCGCAGGCGGAGGAGGAGCCGATGCAACTCTAGCTGGCGGAGTAGGTGGTAGATGGGCTGGGTATACGGGAGGCGGAGGTGGCGCGGCGGGAACTGGTGAAAGTTCCGCAGGCACCGCAGGCGATGACAATCTCTTTGGTTGTGGTGATGGTGGCGGAGGAGGCTCTGCCGCTTCTGGTGGGTCAACCGCAGGGGCTGGAGGCAATGGAGGATTCCCAGGCGGGGGTTCGGGTGGTGGTGGTGGTTCTAATACTGGAACTGGCGGAGCATCTGGAGTGGGCGGCGGTGGATGTGTAAGGATTTGGGGATATTAGATGAGTGGATTAACACAAAGAAACCAAGCAGGACAATCAGGGTTAGTCGCCGCCAAGGTAGACTTCCAGCGGTTCACTTCGTCTGCCACATATACGAAGCCTGGGGATGTTTCTATCGTCTGGATTG